CTGAGAATCAAGAAAGATTGGACAGGTCTGTATATTACATATAAGGTGTGGAATTATTCACCTATGTGGGACCAATATAATCCAGCACTTGTGAGAAAATATTTGTGGAGACCTAAAAGGTACGATGTAAAATAATTATGTCTTTGGTAACTTGTCATTATTGTTTAGGTTCAGGAGAAGTTTTTAATGGTAGAGGAATTTGGAGATGTCAAGTTTGTAAAGGAACTGGTGTTGAAGAAGAGTTAGACCAAGAAGAAATCTTTCCTGAAAGACTATTCCCTGATGACAGGGTACCATTTGATGATGAATCATTCTATACAGATGATTGATAGTATAACAGTACATATCCCCACGTTGATAGGACTAGGGCTGAATGCTAACCAATATATGCATTTAGCCCTTTTACATCATCATCTGCCAGCAAATCTAGCACCACTAGATGATGAAGAAGTTGATGATTTAATAGAAAGAGACTATCTTCGTGTAGTTTTTACAAATGTAGAGCTAACTGATAAAGGTAGAGAGCTATTTGAAGCAAGCAGTAACTTTATGGAAACTGCTTTCAAAGAACTGTATGACTTATACCCCAGACAGGTACCTGATGGTAGAGGTGGTTACAGAGTCTTAAGAGCTAAGAATCTTGATTCAGAAGATGCTAAAGTGTGCAGAAAGAAGTATGATAGTGCTATAAAGAGTGATAAGAAGTTACATGATAAGGTTATAAAAGGTCTGAAGACTGAATTACATATGCGTAAGAATAGTATGACGTATATGAATAATCTGCAGACTTGGATTAACCAAAGAGCTTGGGAAAAATATATGGATCTGGACATTGAACCAGGAGATGATGAAAGGATAAGCTCTATTTAAAGTATGGATTTAAGAACCAGGATTAAAGAAGGGATAGACGGGCAGTACTCTGGTCTTGACAATGGTTTTGAAAGACTTAATGAAGTAATCTTTGGCCTGCAAAGAAGATGTTATACTCTTCTAGGTGGACAATCAGGTACTTATAAAACTACTCTTGTAGATTACATTCTCTTTAATGCTATGGAGGATGCTAGAAAGAAAGGTGTAAAGCTAAATGTATTCTATTATTCTTTTGAGATTGATAGAATCACAAAGCAATGTAACTGGCTTTCTCAGTATATTTACAAGAAGTATGGAGTAATAGTACCACCTGAAAAGATTAAAGGTCTTGGAGGTAATAGTCTATCTATTGATGAAGTGCATTATTTATATGAATCTATTGGACCTATAGAAGAGCTGTTTGATCAAATTAATTTTAGATTTCAGACTACTAATCCAACAGGTATTTATAATGAACTTTGGGCATTTGGTGAAAGCCAAGGTGAAGTAATTAAGGAACCCTACAGCTATAAAGATGCTGAAGGCAAAGTAATACATGGTAAAAGAATAACAGGATACAAACCTCATGATCCAAATGCTTACACTATTGTAATCATGGACCATATGGCACTGATGAAAAAAGAGAGAGGTTTTCAGACTAAGGAATTGATAGATAAGTACTCTGAATATTGTATAGAGCTAAAGAATATGTTTGGATTTAGTTTCATAAACATTCAGCAGTTTAATCAAGGCTTATCTTCTGTAGACAGAGCTAAATTCAAAGGTGTAGATTTATCCCCTCAACAATCTGATTTCAAAGATTCCACTAATCCATATCAGGATGCTGATGTTGTATTAGGTACTATGTGTCCTTATAAGTTGGATATGAATACCTGTCTAGGGTATGATATCAAGAAGCTTAGAGATAAGATGATTATGCTTAAGGTAATTAAGAACAGATTATCTAAGGACAATGTAGCAATAGGTTTGTATGCTAATCCATCTGCAGGAGCATTTGCAGAGTTACCACCAGTAAACAGTATAAATTATGATCATTATGTATGATAATGTAGAAAAGCCCAAGCACTATAACACTGGTAAAATTGAAGTAATCAGTGCTATAGAAGATTGGAAGCTTGATTACCATTTAGGAAATGTAGTAAAATATGTAGCTAGAGCTGGAAAGAAAGATCCTGGTAAAACTATTGAGGATCTTGAGAAAGCAAAATGGTATCTTAGCAGAAGAATAGATCAGTTAAAATCTGCTAACTTTGAAGGAAACATTAATCTATAAACCAATAAACAATTAAACTATGAGGATTCAAGATCCAGCATTAGGAAAATACTCCATTCAAGTGGGTATTAGTAAGTACGTCGTGTATGACGGGGAGAGAAGTGTGACTACACTTAGTGACTTTAATGAGGCATTAAGAGAGGTAGCTAGACGTATTGTGAATGACAAGGAAGATGTAGTAACCCTTGCTGAATTTAATGCAATTACAAATGATGTATTTGAGAACATTAAGAGATCTTATGAATTAATTCCTCTGACAGCAGAAGAGCTGGCACAACATGAGGCAGAACAAAATAACCAATGAGTGAATTAGTATTGCCAACCAAAAAAGTAGCAGCTAAAAGTCACAGTCCTCGCAAGTTAATCATATACTCAAAGCCTAAAGTAGGTAAGACATCAGCTCTTGCTGAACTCCCAGATGCTTTGATTATTGACTTAGAGCGTGGTACAGATTTTCTAGATGCTATGAAAGTGCAAGTGGCAGATCTTGCTGAACTGCGTAAAGTTGGTGAAGCTATTATTGCTGCTGGTAAACCTTACAAGTATGTTGTAGTAGATACTATTACAAAGCTTGAAGAAATGTGTTTACCTCTTGCACTTAGTATGTACAGAAAGACTCCAATGGGTAAAAACTTTGATGGTAGCAATGTATTAACCTTACCTAACGGTGCAGGTTATCTTTATCTCAGAGAAGCTATTGACTCTGTGGTAAAATACATTGAGACTTTGGCAGATAGAATTATCTATCTTGGTCACATTAAGTTGAAGTCTATTGAAAAGAATGGTAAAGAAGTAACAGCTTCAGATCTGGATCTTACAGGTAAGATTAAATCTATGATGAGTGCTGATGTAGATGCTATTGGTATGCTGTATAGAGAAGGTAACAAGAATATGTTATCTTTCAAAACTACAGATGATATCATATGCGGTGCCAGACCTCAACACCTTAAGAATCAGGAAGTTGTACTGTCTGAAATGGATGAAAAAGGTAACATAAAAGTTAACTGGGACAAAGTATTTATCGACTAATCAATTAATCAAATGGCAAAACCAGTAATTAAAAAATCCGAATTAGTAAATCTTATTAATGACAAGGGTTATACCCGCAAAGATCTTGCTGAACACTATCAAGTGTCTGTAGCAGAGATCAATAAGTATCTTAAAGTGCTTAATATTAAAATGCGTGCTAAGAAAATGACTTATGAAGTCATTGATGATACTGTTGTAGTAGACAATGTATCAGCTGTGCAAGATGCTAATGTAGCAGAAAATTTCGCTTAATAACTAACCAAATCAATAACCATTAAATCTTAATTATTATGTTTAGCACAAAAGGAGTAAACACTCAAGAATCCAAGAAAGTAGGAAAGTATTTTTCTTATGGTATCCACCAACTATTTATCTATGACATTGACATTAAGACTGCAAGCACAGGTAGCAAGCAGCTTACTTTCCAAATGGAAACTATGCCAATGAATGTAGAAGGTTTTGAGCCAGAAGAAGGTCACAAAGGTCAAGTAGGCCGTGTAGCTTTCCCAGGTTCTTTCTTGAAACTTGAAGACTCCAAAGCTGTTGAGGAGTTTAATAAGAATATCGGCATTATTGCTGATAAATTGGGTGTGAGAAAACAGCTTGATGAAGTAAGTGCACCTGATTTTGATTCTTATATTGCAGCAATTAAACCACTGTTTGTAGGTAAACCAGCATGGTGGGCTATTGCAGGTGAAGAGTATCTGAAAAATGATGGTAAGACTGGTGTAAGACTTAAGACCCGTCGCTACTCTTTTGTAGCTAGTATGTCTGAAGGTCAAAGCCACTTGGAGAAATTTGATCCTAGCAAATCTTACAACTTTAAGCCTGTAGTTAAGCCAGATGCAGATTCTATTCCTGCATCAGCTATGAATAGTGACCTGCCATTCTAATGTTAATAATCCCCTCAGAGTAATATCTGGGGGGATTTAATTTCTAAATGTATGTTTGGTACCAAGAATGTAAATACAGAACCATTGAGTCAGAAAGCCATACTAGATAAAGTATCTGAGTATGACTTGTGGGTCTATTATCTTGGTCATTGCAATTTAGGTAAGAAGTTCCGCTCTCCTATTAGGAAAGATAAAGATCCTTCAGCAGCATTGTTTCTGTCTTCTGAAAACAAGATTCTGTTAAAAGACTTTGGTACAGGAGAAGTATTTAATATATTCAAGTACTTACAGGCTTTAGGTTATTCCTACAAAGATTGTTTGCTTAAAATAGATTCTGATTTCAGATTGGGGTTCTCAAGTAGAGTCTGTAAAGCAGTAACAAAAAAGCCTGTAATATCTAATTTCAAGCCTGAATATAAAAAGACTTTTTCTAACATTATGATAAAGCGAAAAGCCTGGGATAAAAAGTCTCTGGATTACTGGAAGCATTATCATATTGACCAAAGTACTTTAACGGAGTACCAAGTATATAATTTAGAATGTTTTTGGGTTAGCAAGGATAAGAATGTATATCTTTACAATGCAAACCATCCTACATTCTGTTATGACTTTGGTTGTCAGAAGTATAAAATCTATAAGCCTTTTGAAAAGAACTATAGATTTATTACTAATGTAGATAATGATACTATGCAGGGAATGGCTCAACTGCCTAAGACTGGTAAAAAGCTGATTATAACCAAGTCTCTTAAGGATGTAATGGTACTTAAGAGATTAGGTTATACAGCAGTAGCAGTACAAGCTGAGGGTATATTTCCAAATGAAAAAATTGTAGCTGATTTGCTAGCTAGGTTTAATGATGTATATGTATTATTTGACAATGATGCTGCAGGTATAACAGGAGCTAAAAAGTTTTGCGAAAAATATAATTTGAGTTCAATTACTATACCAAAAAACTCAGGCTGTAAAGATATTGCAGATTATGCAAAGCTTCATGGTCTGGAAAAAGCCAAAAACCAAATACAATGTCTAATAGAAATAGAACTGCAGGCCACAACTGGGAAAGAGAAGTAATTAAAGACCTTAAAAAGCTAGGTTATAAAACTGCTGTATCATCAAGGTATGAAAGTAAAAGAGCTGATGATGCTGGTATTGACATAGTTGGCACAGGTCCTTTTAATTTCCAGTGTAAAAATGAGACAAAACGTCCTGATTATCACAAACTTATCACAGAAATGCCAGATGGCATAAATGTAGTGCTACATAAGTACACTAAAAAATCTGATGGCGGTAAGTTTAATTGTCAGGGTAAATATGCTATGATGGATTATGAGACCTTTATGACTTTATTAGATGCTTATCTAAACAAATAATCTTATGATCTTTAGTACCGAATTTAAACAAGAAGTATTTGATACTCTTCAGTTCAACCCATACTTACTAGCATGTATGGAATCTCTGGAAAGTAATAACCCTAATAGATTTAGAATCTATATTGACTTAGCTTTAGATGAAGTTAAGAAAGGTATGGAGCCTAGATTGCTGCTAGATGAAGGTGACAGATTACTATGGAATGGTATTGTAACTCAATACTTTAACATTAGTAAACTGTATACTACCTTTATGGAGCAGTATAATATGGAGCTTGACTCCAAGAAAGTGAGTAAAAATGGATAAGACAATCATGATTTGTGATGCAGATAGTATTCTATTTGCCACAGCATTTGCAATGAAAGATGAACCATTAAGCAGTGCTATCACTAAAGTCGATGATTTTCTTACTTCAATAGCTAATTCATGCTCTGCTGAAAGAATTTTAGTCTGTCTAACAGAAGGAAAGTCTTGGCGCAGGCAGTATGCTAAAACTAAAGAATATAAAGGTAACCGCAAGGATAGAGTACTTCCTCCTTATCTTAATGACCTAAGAGCTCATATGAAAGATAAATGGAGAGCATTCTATGTAGCACATTGGGAAGCTGATGATCTTATATTTATGGCTAGAACTGTATACAAGCAGCGCTATCCTGATTACAAGATCTTTATGGCCACTAATGATAAAGACTGCAGACAGTATCCTGGTAACTTTGTAGACTTTAAAAAGATGGCATTCTTTACTATTACTGCAGAAGAAGCACAGAAAAGTCTATGGACACAAATGATTGTTGGAGATTCTACAGATAATATTGCAGGCATTCAAGGCATTGGTAAAATAGGTGCTGAAAAAATGCTTCAAGATGTAGCTGTACCAGATTATCCAGCAGTTGTTTTGAAAGCTTACATTGCAAAATATGGTGAAAGAGATGGCGTAGAGAAATTCTATGAATCTTATAAGCTACTTAAATTGTTAGATAGTTGTGAGGACGGAGGCTTGGAAACTAATATTGTTCCAGAGCCATTAAAAGTAGACTATAATGGACATTCAGAGTTATCAGAAACTAGCAGCCAGAACTCTCCCACGGCTATCTAGTCATCAAGAAGATGTACAGCATATGGTATATGGTATGCTTACAGAATTGGGAGAATTAGCAGACAGTTACAAGAAACATTATGCTTATGGTAAACACCTTGATCTTGTCAATGTTATGGAAGAGATGGGAGACATTATGTGGTATTGGGCAGGCATGTGCACAATCACTGGAATTAATGCTTCCTCTACTCTGCAAGTTAACATAGACAAGCTCAAGGCACGTTACCCTGAGAAATTTGATGAACAACTAGCTATTAATAGAGATCTAGACCAGGAAAGGAGGATTCTTGACAGCGGTTATGAGCAAGACAAAGCTATCGAATAATAAGGTAATTAATAGGAGTTATGCTTATGCATTACCTATGATAGCACTACCTCATAATCTAAAGCTAGATGACCTAGTTAACTTTCTTGGAGTATATATATTCCATGAAGGTCACCCAGATCTAAGTGATAGGATCTACCTACATTTTAGTCTTTATGATGGTAGCAAGGTTCACAAACAAGTTTTAGAACTCTTAGGAATGTCAAAGCATTTGGATTTCACAGAATATCCAGATAGCTTTACAGTCCTGTTTTGTTTCAAAGTACCTGATGAATACAAAAGAGAGTTTGAAAAACTGATGCAAAGCAAATATTCTGAGTTCTCAGAAAACTATAAACGTAGTATTATTAGGTTTCATAGACTTGAGAATCCAGAAAATCCTGCAAGAAATAAAAAAGCTGTGGTAAATGTTCTGTACAAAAATGAAGAAGGTTATCTAGCTAAAGAAGAGTACATTAATGAGGGTTTACCACCAAGAAACTGGACTAGGATTCCTAGAGGTCAGGAGATAGGCGCTCTTATTGAGGAAATTAAAGATGCTGAGACCTTTAAACTGCCTAAAAATGAAGCATAAATTTTACTGGGAAAGTTTAATTAAGATTCCTATTAAACAGTACAATGGCTACATAACAGTAGCCAGGGGTACTTTTAAGATAGTTGAGATTAAACTTGGCAGACATTTTTCTTATGTAGAGATATCTAGAGTTGCTAGCAATAGTGAGCTAGAAAAACCTATATATTTATCTATAGTAGGAAATTCCTGGGAAGACACATGTTCTAGATTAGCTGTTAAAGTTATGGACCATGTATCAGGAAGTTCTAAGATATGGGTAAACCTGGGAGAAATTTCGTGTTAGATGTAGTTGTTATAAGTAAAGGGGATCTGGGTAATACTAGGTCCCCTTTTTAATTTTATTACCATGAGATCTTATAAAATAATGCAGACTTTTAAAAAGTTGCAAAAACTATCTGTAAATTTTAAACATGTTGGAGGGTACTATAAGATGAAAGAACTTAAGATAGGACATCATTCTGGATATGTTATCTTTGAGGACATAAAAGATTCTGACAAAACTGTGTACATAACTGCAATGGATAAAACCAGAGAAGATGTAGCATATAAATTGTGTAATGATGTATTAGGCAAACTGTTCTGGACATCCAGAGTAGATTTAGCAAGAGTTAATAGTGATAATTCTAAATTCTTATGAATGTTCTAAACGACATATTAAAAGTTAGCAGAGATATTATTATGAGAGAACCATTCTATGGTGTCTTTCTTAGTACTCTGAACAGATTAGAAAGTGATCAAGTTCCTATTGCTGGAGTACGTAAGAATGGTATTAATATGGAATTAGCTGTTAATCCTGATACTTGGCCTCTTCTTACATATAATGCTAGATATGGCGTACTAAAGCATGAACTACTGCACATATGTTTTGCTCATCCTATAATGAGAGACATGTATGCAGATAAAAAATTATTTAATATTGCAGCTGACATTGAGGTTAACCAGTACATTGATAATAAGTACTTTGAAGGTCTAGAGCCTGTAAGACATACAGACTTTGGGTTTCCTGATAAGCAAGGTACTGACTGGTATTACAAGGAGCTGCAAAAAATGAAAGGTAATAATCCCCTGCTGGACCAGCTATTAGAAAGCATGCAATGTGATGGGCATGGCAGTTGGCAAGAGATTGAAGAATCTGCTGCAGTGGATAAGAAATTAATGCAAAAGCAAATTGAGCATCAGCTTAGAGAGTCTCATAAGATTACTAAAAATAGGGGAACTCTACCAGGTGCTATTCAAGAAATTTTAGATAAAATTGTAGACATACAAGAACCAGTATTAGATTGGAAAGCATTCTTCAGAAGATTTGCGGGATATAGTACTAAATACTTTACCAAAAAGTCTAAAAGAAAGCTGTCTAATAGATTTGAAGATGCTCCAGGCTTAAAAATTAAACACAAGAATCACATTTTTGTAGCTGTGGATACTTCAGGATCTGTGAGTAATGCAGAGTTTAATGAATTTATGGATCAAATCCACCATATATATAAGAGTGGTACTACAGTAACAATTGGTCATGCAGACTCTGATATGGCATATGTAGAAGAGTATAGAGGTAAAAAGATTGCTGATAGGTTTGGTAATGGAGGTACTGACTTTGATCCTGCTATTGAGTATTTCAATAAGCATAAGACTAAGTTTACTAGTATGGTATACTTCACAGATGGTGAATGTGTCCCTCCTAAAGTTAAACCTCATAAACCACTGTTGTGGATAATCAGTAGTAGTGGTAAAAAGTTAGAAGCTTTACCAGGTATTCAAATTCAAATTCCTAACAAAAAATAATTATTAAAATGGCAAGCACGTCAGTTCAATTGACTCCTAAAGAAGTAAAAGAATTTATTAATTTCATAATTGGTAATAATGCAAAATTACAAGAGCAAGGTAAAAAGCCATCTAGTGTTGAGATTATTGGTGAAGCAGGTTTAGGTAAGACTTCTATAGTAGAGCAAGTTGCTAAAGATAACGGGTTAGATTTTGTAAAGCTTAATCTTTCTCAGATCGAGGAGTTAGGTGACTTAGTAGGTTTTCCTATCAGACAGTTTGAAATGTGTACAGAGACAGAAGGCTCTTGTATGTGGATAGATGAGCATGCTATTAGTACTTATGAGAAGCAAGGCTTTAAGTTTACAGGAAGCAAAAGAATGTCTTACTGTCCTCCAGCTTGGATTGCTGATAAAGAAGATTCTAAAGGTGGTATCTTGTTACTAGATGACTGGACCAGAGGTGATATAAGATTCATTCAAGCTTGTATGGAACTTATTGACAGGCAAGAATATATCTCTTGGAAGTTACCTAAAGGCTGGACTGTACTTCTAACCAGTAATCCTAGTGGTGGTAACTATATGGTTAATGAGATTGACTCTGCACAAAAGACCAGATTTATCTCTATTGAGATGGCATTTGACAAACATGCATGGGCAGCTTGGGCACAGGCTGCTGGCATTGATGGCAGATGTATAAACTTTGTGTTACTTAATCCAGAGCTTGTAAAAGGTGATAGAGTTAATCCTAGATCATTAGTAACTTTCTTCAATACTATTTCTAACATTGAAGACTTCTCAGCTCAGTTACCATTTATCCAAATGATTGGTGAAGGCTGTATTGGTTCTGATGTAACTACAATGTTTACAATGTTTATCAATAATAAACTTGACAAGCTTGTAAGCCCTGAAGAGATCATGCATAATGAGTGGGAAGTTGCCCAGTCTAAAGTGCGTGGTTGTGCAGGCTATGAAGGTAGTTATAGAGCTGATATTGCTAGTGTTCTTGCACATAGAACTATCAATTACATGATTGATTATTCTAAGAAGAACCCTATCAAGAAAGATCACATTGATAGAATTGAGAAGATTGCAGAGACTAGCTTGCTAGGTGTAGATCTTAATTTTATTATTGTAAAAGAGTTATTTCAATCTAGTCCTAAATTCAAAGAAATGGGACTTCGTCAAAAACTAGTTAAACTTGTAGCAGCATGAGCATGATAATCACACAGGAATCTTCCTGGAGAACTCATAGTATTGAGTTAGAAGATTACAAAACTTTATTACAATTTTATTCTCAGAGTGTACCTTTCAAAGGTACCTCTGGGAAATATTTTATTAGTTCTAGTATTATATATCCTAGATATAAAGTAAAAGCAGCATTTGAAATCTTTAACCAGACTAACCCTAGTAACAAAAAGTCTATAGCTAAAAATGAAGGTTATGCTGATTATGTAATAATGCCTTGCAGAGACATACTAAAAGTACTAAAGGAAAATAGAGTTGGTAAAAACTCAACAGGAAAAGAAGTTTGTATGTTTATGTACATACACCCTAAGCATCTTGCAATCTTGAAAATGTGTATAAATTATTATAACACATATAAAGATAAGCCTATGATAGACTTCAAAGAGTTTAGTGAAAGTATTGATGGTATAAAAGAAAGATTAACTATTAATAATACAGAAGTGTTAGTCAATCTTGGTAGAGGTGATAGTGGCTCACAAAAATTATGTATGGAAATGTTGACTAATTATGATATTAGCAAATCTTTAGTAGCTATCCTTTATGTACTTTCTAGATTTAGTAATATTAGATATAATGAATATTATAATTCTACGGTATTCAAAGCTTTTAGAACTAAAATGAGAGAAATTACTGGCTATGATGTAGATTTTTGGGCAGGTATGGAATTTCCTAGGTTATATCAAAAACTTATTAAAGTTGATGAGTTTCAAAATGTCAGCATCACTAAATCAGAATACAGCTACATTAAAGATCTAATGACAGCAGAGTGTAAAAAAGTTGCAGAAAGTATGGGAGTAACTTTGAATATTGCTTCAGAAAATATAACTTTGAGAATTGATGAAGCTAACATTATTGAAGACTCAGTTGTTGAAGAAGCTGACAGAGTCAGATTGGAAGCTTTAATGGAAGACCCTAATGAAGCTTATATATTAGTAGATGATACCATTGAAAATTCATAAAGTTCTGATATTCAGAGCACTTAAACGTCTTAAGGTTTGGGAAGATGCAGAAGATGCTGTACAAAATGCATATCTTCTGTATCTTCGCTACCAGAAGAAGTTAGATACTAGTAATCCAGAAAAAGTAATGAACTGGCTAGTAGACCAGGAAGTAATACGTATTTGGAGAAAAAACAATGGTGTTACTTCTAAAGGTAAGCAGTTTGGTAAAATGCTAAAATTTGAAGACATGGCAGTGCTGGATATGAAAGCTGAAGATGAGATTGTCTCCAGAGCCTCATATGTGGCCTACAATGAAGGAGAGGTTAGGTTTGATATAGGAGTACTTACTAGACAAGATAATCAATCCTGTGCCAAATATGAATACATGGGACAGAAATATGCTGAGAAAGAGTTTGTGCTTACAGAAAACCCCTATGTTACTAAATACGGTACTTATATGAGGATAGCCCTTACCAACGGTATGCCTAAAAAACGTAGGGAAATTAAATGTTATAAATATAAAGGGTAATTATGTCTAAATACGAATATAAGTCTATAACTAGAAGTGAAGTTTCAAGACACTTCAAACTTTTAGGATTTAGTGGTGAATTCATAGAAGAATTCATACCTTTGCTAAAGAATCCTAGGATTAATGTAATTAGAATACGTGGGGGAAAGCCTTCAGGTGCAGATGGGTTTATTACAAATGACATCCATTTCTGTATAGACAAGCATGCTAAGGCATTGTGTGAATGGCTTTATCTCACAGATTCAGAAACTAAAATAAGAAATCATGAGTAATTTAATCACCTACATTAAAGCTCAGGGAGAGCTGGATACCCAAGAAGTGGGTAAGTTGTTTTATGAGTTTGTAATAAGACCTGCAAGACCTATTAATCCTGAAAAGCTTCTTAGCTTAAAACAGGATGTAGAAGACTTTGAAAGGTACTTACAAGAAAAATATGTAATTGTAAAAGTTGAAAACATTGATAAGTTTCCAATCTGGAAAAGATTGAAAGCTATCATGACTAAACTTAAAAGGTAATTAGCGTGTGTGTAAAAAAGAAGGGAGCCCGTAAGCTCCCTTTTTTATTTGTATTTATAAGACTGGCTATTAAACTGTTGTTGAGTAACTCCTATAGTAGATCTAATACCAGACCATCCTGGAAACAAATCAATAAGTTCTTTAGAAAGCTTACTTTGCCCTTTATATCTACCTCTAACATAGATATCTTTTTCAGAGTTTTCTACTTTATTCCAAATAGCTGTCCATACATCAGTGGCATCTTGAAGAGTTTTCCAGATAGGAATAGGATCTTTAACAACAGCCATTGCAGAATCAGGATTAATAAAGAATGTTAAATCTTGATGTAGTCTTTGAGCCAAGTTAATTGAAAAAGTTAATTCAGGATCATCATCATCATCAGCTAGTTGTTTGAAAGCTCCTGCAAGAATTACTAAAAATAATACCATTTGTAATTCACGCATGTTAGCTCTCATGTTTTCTACATCTAAATCAGATAGTCCTAAGCTTTTCAAAGATTCTTCATAGTTTTTATCTGTTATTTTAGAGAGTTCTTTAATTCCTAAAATACTTAGAGGCCCACCTAAAAATGTTTTAGTTAATAAAGCAGTTGTAGTTTTTAAACTACTACCAAGAAATCCAGTTAAACCTGCTTGTTTATAAGACTTTTTAGCATATTGAGCCCAGGTCCTATAGCGACCTTTAAATTCCCCTTCAATCTCTTCTCCAAAACGCTGTCTAATAGCAGAAGGTAACCAAGTTCTAAACAAAAATGCTGTTCTACCATACCACTGAGCTTTGCCTAACAAAGCATTCTGATAATCACCCTGTGTAGCAATTCTGATTTTTCTAAGATTCTCTTCAAACTTTTTAAGTTGTGAAATATTTAAACCAGAGGCATCTAACACTTGTCTATTTTGCCAAACTTCTTGAGGTCCAAATTTTTTCTCATTCCAAGCTAAAAAGCTATTGCCCTCAGAATCTTTTTCTAACACATAGGCATCCCAAAGATTACCTTCTTTACCATTTACATCAGTAACTTTCTGACCATACATCATAGCTACCATAAGCTGGGTGTGAATACTGTACTCACCACGTTCTTGCATTAAGTACATTAATTTATTTACAGCTTTAGAGATAGCAGTAGAGCCCTTTCGGTCTTGACCCTCAAAAAGATTTGTTACAATCCTAAATTTCTCAGCTAATAGTGTAAGTTTAATTGCATCTGGTGTAGCTACCTTACTTTTAGCATTAACTTTAAACAAACTTTGGAAGATTATTTTTGTAGCTTTCCAAAGATGTCCATCATTAAATTCTTTATTTCTTGCAGCATACATATAATTAGAAGACATACCTACAAGTACGTTAGCTGCAGCAGTGAAAGGTTTTAAACCTATTAAGTTAAGACGTGTAAAATCAGTAATAGCGTCAAATATTACTACATGAGAAGTTTTTCTGATAGTAGGTCTAGGGCCTACCATACCTTCTTCCATCCATTTCTTTTCTCTTGCAATTAAATCAGCTTTTTCCTCTGGAGTAACTTCAACATTATACTGATCAAGTGCAGTTTTTCTACTAAGTACTGAGTTTGTTTTATAAGTCAAACTTTTTAAAGCATTAGTAAGTCCTTGCTTTACTACTTCAGGTTCAGTTTTTGCACCATTTGTAATAACCTTATACATCTCTCCTGTAATGCTATTAGTTCTAATAGCATCCATTTGACTAACTTGGTACTGCAATAGATCTGTAATAGGTACTACTTTAGTAGCATTATCATACTCAGAAGCCAATTCAAAAAATCTAGTTGCTAACTCAAGAGGATTTTGAGCTCCTTTTATTTTTTGAAGTTTAGGAGCCATAATAGTAGTCTTCTCTCTACCTGCATAATCTGTAACACCCTTGTACTTATCTTCTATATCAGAAGATGTAAGTTCTATAGAGTACCAGTTTTTTACAGTATCTAGAGCATCTTTTCCCCAAGTGTTGAAAGAGAAAGTATTACTTGTAGCATCAAACATAAGCTTCCTCAAAATTTTATGAGGCCCAGATGTCTCTGAGTACAAGTCATGAGGTACTCTTGAAATACCTTCAGTAAAAGTTTCTATAATAAACTTATAGAGCTCATGATCTTTTATTTGATCATACTTAGAATTAGTCCAGTCTATTTTACCGCCAGTTTTAGGAATATAAGTAAGGTATCTATACCACTTACCTTTAGGCATAAATGTAGCAGTTACATTAAATACCCTCATTTTTCTGCCTTCTATTTCTACTACCTGGCTAGTTAATTTACCTGCAGCATTCTCAAAAGGAGAATGTTCTTTCTTAAATTTTTCATAAGCCTCTTCATCCACTTCTCCTGTTATAGGATCAGTAAGAGAGTCTCTTTTAGCTTGAAGGTCTCT